AATCAACAAATTTCTTTAAGTGGTGGTAGTGATGCCGTTCCAACAAACGGAGATTTACAACTTGGATATGATTTGTTTGCTAATAAAGAAGATACCAATATTTCTTTAGTTATAACAGGAGAAGCAAATACAATAGTTCAACAATATGTAATTGATAATGTTGTTAACTCTCGTAAAGATTGTGTTGCTTTTATTTCACCTCCAACTTCAGCTGTTGATACTGTTAGTACCGATCAAGTTGATGGAATTACAACTTGGTTAACAGCCTTAAACCGTTCCAGTTCTTATGTTGTTGCTGATAGCGGTTACAAATACATGTATGACAAGTACAATAACAAGTATCGTTACATTCCATTAAATGGTGATGTGGCTGGTCTTTGTGTTAATACGGATACTGTTCGTGATCCTTGGTATTCTCCAGCAGGTTTAAACCGTGGCCAAGTTAAGAATGCAATAAAACTGGCATGGAATCCAAATAAAACTCAAAGGGATGCCATCTATTCAGTTGGTGTAAATCCTGTCGTTTCGTTCCCTGGCCAAGGTATTATTTTGTTTGGTGACAAAACACTACAATCTAAACCATCTGCGTTTGACCGTATTAATGTTCGTAGATTGTTTATTGTTTTAGAAAAAGCAATTGCAGAAGCAGCCAAGTATTCATTGTTTGAATTTAATGATGAATTTACTCGTTCACAATTTGTTGCATTGGTAACTCCATTTTTACGAGATGTACAAGGTCGCCGTGGTATTACAGACTTTAAAGTTGTTTGTGACACCACAAATAATACACCACAAGTAATTGATTCTAATCAATTTGTTGGTGACATTTACATCAAACCTGCTCGTTCAGTCAATTTCATCCAATTGAACTTTGTTGCTGTTGGAACTGGTGTTGACTTCACAACAGTTGTTGGTGCTGTCTAATAAATACTAAGAATAATAGGAGAAATTAAATGGCATTCAATGTAGCAGAATTTAGAGCAAATATGATTGGTGACGGTGCCCGTCCCAATCTATTTCGAGTTTCTTTAACATTTCCAACAATTGTGTCGAATGCTGTTCTTGCTGGCCAAAAAACATCGTTTATGGCCAAAACAGCACAGTTACCTGGTTCAACAATTAATAGCTTTCCATTGTATTATTTTGGACGTGAATTAAAGTTTGCTGGTAATAGAACATTTACAGATTGGACATTACAAATCATCAATGATGAAGATTTTTTAATCCGCAATACATTAGAGTCGTGGATGAACTCAATCAACAGTCATGTGTCAAACGTAAGAAATGCAGGTGCTGTAAATCCTGCAAACTATTCTGTTGACGCTGAGGTTACTCAATATGGTAAAGCCGGACAAGAATTGAAAAAATATAAATTTGTTGGTTTGTTTCCTGTAGATATAGCTCCAATTGATTTAGATTGGGGTTCAAATGATTCTATTGAAGAATATGCAACAACATTTGCATTTCAATATTGGGAATCAGATACTACTACTTAATATGTTTTTTATATGGGGTATTTTACCCCATTTATGTTTAATTGAATTGGAAAAGTAAATAATATGGCAGCTAATAAATTCTCTCTTTTTGGTTTCACAATCGCACGGGATAAAGCCGAGAGCGATCAGTCGGCGCAACAATCTTTTACGTCACCGGCTAATGAAGATGGTGCATTAACAATACAATCAGCCGCATACTATGGAACTTATGTTGATCTGGATGGTACAGCAAAAAATGAAGTAGAATTAATTTCTCGTTACAGGGAAATGGCCATGCAACCAGAAATAGAATCGGCTATTGATGATATTGTAAACGAAGCTATTGTAAAAGATGATGACGGTCAAGTTACCAATATTGTTTTGGATAATTTAAACCAGCCAGAAAAAATTAAAAAGGCCATCAAAGAAGAATTTCAAAATATTTTAAGAATATTAAATTATAATAATATGGCTCATGATATTTTCCGCCGGTATTATATTGACGGTAGATTATTTTATAACGTAATTATTGATAAAGAAAATCCGGTTGCTGGTATCAAAGAACTACGATACATTGACCCACGTAAATTGAGAAAAGTTCGTGAACTAAAAAAACAAAAAGATGATAAAACTGGTGCAGAAGTTGTAAATGTGGCTAATGAGTATTATATTTACAACGACAAAGTGGTTACTGGCAGTTCTACTAATTATGGTCCTGTTGGTGTACGAATTACAACTGATTCTATTATCTCTGTTGTTTCTGGTTTAATGGATTCTCGCCGTGCTGTGGTGTTATCTTATTTACACAAGGCAATTAAACCACTCAATCAGTTAAGAATGATTGAAGATGCGACAGTTATCTATCGTATCTCACGAGCACCAGAACGCCGTATATTTTATATTGACGTAGGTAATTTACCTAAGTTAAAAGCAGAACAATATCTCCGTGATATTATGGTCAAGTATAAAAACAAACTTGTGTATGATGCCAACACAGGTGAGGTTCGTGATGACCGTAAGTTCTTATCAATGATGGAAGACTTTTGGTTACCACGCCGTGAAGGTGGTAAAGGCACAGAGATTACAACATTACCTGGTGGCCAAAACTTGGGTGAGTTAGAAGATGTTAAATATTTTCAAAAGAAATTGTATCAATCGTTAAGTGTTCCTATTTCTCGATTAGAACCAAATCAAGGTTTTTCAATTGGTCGAACTGCAGAAGTTACACGAGATGAATTAAAGTTTGCTAAATTTGTTGATAGAGTTCGTAATAAATTTTCAGATATTTTTGACCAAGCTTTGCGTGTACAATGTGTATTAAAAGGTATTTGTACCAATGAAGAATGGTCTTTGTTTAAAGAAAACATTCATTATGATTTTATTAAAGATAATAACTTTAGTGAATTAAAAGAAGCAGAGTTAATGACCAACAGATTACAGTTGTTGAGTTCTGTTGATCCTTATACTGGCAGGTATTTCTCTCAGGCATGGATACAACGAAATGTATTGCGTTTAAATGATGATGATATTAAAAATATGCAAAAAGAAATTGATGATGAAAAAAAAGCTGGTCTTGGATTGCCTGTTGGTGTTATGAATGACGTAGCACAACAAACTATGATGTCACAAGTACCTGCTCAGCCACAAAATCCAGATGACCAAGAACACCAAATGGATATGCAACAACAAGCAGCAGACCAAGCATTACAACAAGCAAAAGCGGCTTCTAAAGTTAAAGAGTCTACTGGAACGTTTGGTAAATTGAAACAAATACTATAAATATTTTGAATGGAGAAAATAATGGAAAATACAAGAGCAATTATTGATTACGCTTTTGATGACAATGCAAAAGATATGCGTGATGTACTTTATAGTGACATACAAAACAGAGTAATGGCACATTTGGATGCTCAAAAGCAACAAATTGCACAAAACATATTAAAGCCGGCAGAAGATCCTTTGGCCACGGCACAAGATATGGCGGTTGAACCTTCAGAGGAACAACCAGAAGAACAGGAAATAGAGAGTGAAAACACTTAAAGAATTTTATACCCTCTGTGAAAAAAAGAAAAAGGCTGAACAAGATCCGCCGAATATTCTAATAATGAAACGACAATCCATTAGGTTGTTTCCTAATGGCCAAAAGGTTGCATTATATTATGTGGATAAAATTAATAAATATGTGACCATACCATATGAATCTATGACATGGTCGGCTTCTATACCAGAAGAATTTAAACAGGAATAAAAAATGGCAAATTCATTTACATATCAAGTAATAAAAGATACAACCGAACACGTTGTTATTAAGCTTACGGCTTCTTTTGATGGTTCTGGACAAGAATCAAATACTTCTCGTATACAAGCAAATTCACTATATGGTGCTTTAAATGCTAACGCTACTCCAGGTTTATTAAGTTCTGGAGGATCGGCCTTGGCGTATTATGGATTAGCTTTAAATCGTTTATGGTATGATTGTGGATCTGACGGTGATGTTCAATTATTTTGGAAAGCAAACGCCAATATACCTTTAATAATTATGAATGGTAACGGAGAATACGATGGTATGGGAAATTGGACAACAATACCAAACAATGCAAAAGGCACAGCAGGTTGTAACGGTGATATTGGTGTGGTAACTCGTGGCATGGCTGCCAATGATAGTTATACAATGGTTATAGAGTTGCGTAAAGAGAATGAATATTACCAGCGTGGTCAGTTTAATGATCCTGCTGCATTCAATTACGGCGACTATTCTATAGATCCATAATGAAAGATTTTGTTACCAAATTATTATCTGGTAATTTAATAGAGGCGAAAGAATTATTAGATAAACGTATTGAAGAATTGGTTAATGAAAAATTTAATCAGATTCAAGAACGTTTGGCTAATGAAATAGCTGAAGGTAATATACAGAAAATAGGAAGAACAAGCCTTGTTCGTGTTCGATTTCGTAAAGGAAAGATACAACGAAGGGTTAAGAAGTCAGCAGTATCGGGTTATACAATTCGTGGTGGTCGTTTAATAAGAATGTCACCACAAGAACGTAGGCGCAGATCAATGGCGGCCAGACGTTCTAAGTTTAAACGAAAAAGTAAATTAAGGCAGTCGTTAAGAAAACGACAAATATCTTTAAGAAAACGAAAGGCAATGGGACTATAATGAAGTTAATTACAGAAGTCACCGAAACATTACAATATCTTGCTGAAGATAAAGACGGCAAGAAAACTTTGTTTATCGAAGGTCCATTTCTCCAAGCCGAAGTGGTAAACCGCAATGGCCGCAAATATCTTAAAGAGACCATGGCCAAAGAAGTACAAAGATATACAGAAAATTACATTAATAAAAACCGTGCCTTTGGTGAGCTGGGTCATCCAGACACTCCATCTATCAATCTCGACAGAGTTTCACACATGGTTGTGGGTCTCCGTCAAGAAGGTAATGATTGGATAGGCAAAGCAAAGATTCTTGACACCCCTATGGGTAATATTGTTAAGAGCCTGATCGAAGGAGGAGCTCAAATTGGAGTATCGTCCCGTGGTATGGGTTCTCTTAAAAATGTTAATGGTGTAAACATAGTTCAAGATGATTTTCATCTAGCCACAGCGGCGGATATTGTAGCAGACCCTTCTGCTCCAAATGCTTTCGTTCAAGGTATCATGGAAGGCAAAGAGTGGGCGTTAGTCAACGGTGTATGGACCGAACAACAATTCTCTGAAGCAAAGCAGGCCATTAAAAAAGCCTCTCAAAGAGAAATTGAAGAAGTGAGTCTACGCATTTGGGAATCACTCGTAAAAAAACTTTAAATATAAATATCCAATATAAATCAAGGAGATTTTCAAAATGGGAAAATTTAATCTGTCCGAAGCCGCTAAAGAGATTCTTGCTGGTACTGTATCAAGCAAAAAATCTGGCCAAGATAAACCACAAAAACTAGCTGGTGATGTAGCTTATGGTACCAAAGAAGTTGGTGACATAGGTACACAAGTTACCAAAACAACGGATTCTGGTCCAGATGCATACAAAGGAGCGCCCACAGCAACTCCTCCTGGTGCAACACCTCCTGTAGGTTCTGAGCCAGCCAAGAAACTCAAAGGTCAACCTGCTGAGCAAGGTTCTGTTGAGCATCCAGAAGGCAAAACTGGCAAAAATCAAATGCCTTTAAATAAAGGTTCTGTTGGTGTTCAGCAATACGAAGAAACTGAAGCTGATGACGAAGTTATCGCTGAAGCAGAAAAAGAAGGCCACGAAGATGAGAAAGAAGATAAAGCCATGATTAAAAAAATGATCAAAAAAGAAAAGATGAAGGAAGATATTGATGCCTTAATTTCTGGCGAAAATCTTTCTGAAGAATTCATTGCTAAAGCAGCAACAATTTTTGAAGCCGCAGTTATTGCTCGTGCTGAAGAAGTTATTGCTGAAGCTGAAGAAGCTTTAACAGAACAATTCGAAGCCGCCATTGAAGAAATCAAAGAAGAAATGGCCACCAAAGTTGATGATTACCTCAACTACATGGTTGAAGAATGGGTTAAAGATAATGAAATCGCCATTGAAAAAGGTCTCCGTGCCGAAATCGTTGAAGATTTTATTTCTGGTTTAAAAGATTTGTTTGAAGATCATTACATTGACATTCCAGAAGAAAAAGTGGATGTTGTTGAAGAGCTTACTGCTAAAGTTGAAGAACTCGAAGAAGCTTACAATGAGCAAATTAAATCTGCTGTTGAGTTGAAAAAAGAACTCAATGAGCACAAAAAGTTTGAGGCTATTTACGCAGCGTGTGAAGGCCTAACGCAGACCCAAGTAGAGAAAATGAAATCACTCGCAGAGAGTATTGAGTTTACTACTGAGGACGAATTTACAGAAAAAATGGAAACATTGAAAGAATCTTATTTCAAAAATCCAGTAGTTTCTGCTGATAGTTCTGCTTTGGATGATGAAGTCCAAATTGAAGAAGAAAAGAAGGTTGTAAAATCTTCCGATCCTTTAATGGAAGTTTACTCGAAAGCAATTTCACAAACTGTAAACAAATAATAACTAATATACAAAAAAAGGAAAATAAAAAATGTATATGACTGAAGAACTACAAAAGAAATGGAATCCTGTTTTGGAGCATCCAGAACTTGAAGCCATTAAAGACCCATACAAGCGTGCTGTTACAGCTCTTGTTTTGGAAAACCAACAACAAGCTATGTCACAAGATGCTCAAGTATTGAATGAAACAGCATACGGTACAGGTGGTCCTACCAACGTTACCGGTTCTGGTATCAGCAATTTTGATCCTATCTTGATTAGCTTGGTTCGCCGTTCTTTGCCAAATCTTATCGCTTATGACGTTGCTGGCGTTCAGCCAATGACAGGTCCTACAGGTTTGATTTTCGCAATGCGTGCTCGTTACACAAACCAAACTCAGACTGAAGCATTCTTCAACGAAGCCAACACAGTATTCTCTGGTGCTTCATCTGGTGCCAACCCCTACGGTTTCCGTGGTACAACAACACCTGATAATGATATCGCAACAAACCCTGTAGCAAGCTTTACAGCTAACGCCTTCACAACTGGTATTGGCATGCCTACAGCAACAGCTGAAAATCTTGGCGCTGACTCTGACAGCGTATTTG